TCTACTATGTGGTCAACGTAGGCACATCCTTCAAAATCGAATCGTTCCCCTGTATCTGTGACGATTGGAGAGCCAAACGGGCCATAGCCGCTGAAAAATTCTTTTGGTATGCGATTGTAATGCGCAACCATTTTTATCGTTTTAGATTTCAAGACATCTCCTCGTAAATAATGCGCGGCCTATAGTGTCGCGTCCGGCCTTCCTCGCGCGACAAAGTTAGATCATAAGCTCTCTCGACCCATCGCAACCAAGCCCATTTGCCACACTTCAATTTACGTGGAACCCAAAGAAAACAGCGACTGCGGAGACCTGTCGAGAATTCAATTTCTCTCAGCAAAGCGCGACCAAATGCGTGCGCGGGCGTCTCACCCGGCATCGGCGCGTTCCATTGTTTTTCAGGTATGATGACGCTCATATTTAATCCTGATTCTTCCGCCCAAAAGCAATCGCGATGGCCGCGCCAAAATCGTCCACCGTGACGCGCAAGATTCGCTTTTGCATCTTGTCCAATTGCACAATTTCGTCGCCAACCGGTTTCGTTGGAAAGTCCGAAAAAACGAACGTGGCGGTTATGTCCGCCTGCTCATAAATCCCGCCGCCATCGCTATCAAGATCGGCGCTGTTAACTAAGTCTCCTTTCGTGCCCTGGATAGGCTTGCCGTTGAAGACCAAGTTCACGAGGGCGTCAGAGTCCATCTGAATGATGTCTCGCAAATCTGCGGACATTAGGGCGCGTTGGGAAGTGTTGCTCATGGCTTTACGACAGGCTCAAGTAACTGCGGAACGACAGGAAAAGTAACCTTCCCGGTGTGGCCAAGAATGATGTTGGTATCGGCGTAAATTTTGCCGCCCATCTCGCGCCAATCTGCGCAGAAATTCCAGTCTTCACTAAGCCAACGCCGATCCTTGATCTTTCCCCCAAAAAAAGCCCACATCGTGCCAAGCTTGCCGTCAGAATCGTCCTCATACTCAATCTCCGGCTTGGATTCGATGAACTTTTCAAAGACTTTGCGGGCGATCAGCACGAAGCCAGTGCCAACAAATTTGCATTCGATCAACCCGGTATGATCAGGCTGTGGAACTTCCGGCAGCATCTCCATAACCCATTTCGGCTCGCCAATTTCCTTTTTCGGGTAGAGACCACCGACGATTTCAACGTCTCGCGCGAGAAGAGCGTCTATTTGTTGCGGAGTAAATCCAATGTCCGAATCAATGAAAAAAAGATGCGAGCAGTCTGTGTTTAGGAACGCTTTTACAATGCGATTCCGCGCCCGGTCCACATGGCTGTCTCCCACGCAAATATATTGATGCACTTCCGCCCGGATCGATTCATCCGCCGATTTATGGTTGAGAATGAATGACTGCAAGGCCATACACGTTCCGGCAGACAGCGTGCCGTCATACGCTGCTATGCCGAGCATGATCTTTTTCAAACACCCTCCTCAATCAAGGTCACTTCGCGCACCAGTTCAGCCTGAACTGACCGAATGATTTCTTCCCGGCCTCCCACCTGGCCAGTGAAGGTAAAAAAACCGTTTTCCAATTCGACGGACGACGCCGTAAAATCGATCGTCGGTGGCATGGGACAGTTATGGGTTGGACGGAGAGTGATTCGATATATGTTCATAGTCAAAAAGAAAGCCGCATGGCGGTTAAACCATGCGGCCAATGGAACAGCTAAGAATTGTGTTAGGCGTTTTTCTGGGGATACACGGCAACAACACTGACAACGAAACCGGGCGTTGTTCCTGTAACCGTGGCATAGATGCGGTTGTATTGGCTCAGTGAAGCCGTGTCAACGAAAATCGACTGAACGCCTCCGGTGGTCGAAACGTTGGTCACCGTGGCGAATTGCGCCCCGGAAACGTTGCTCCACGTCGCATTGTCCGTTGCGGTTTGGAGCGTGACAATCAAGGTTGGCCCGATGACGCTGGCGGAGGCGGAGGCGGCGTCGAGATAAAACGCCACGCGGCCTTGCGCCTGGGAAGTAATCAGGTTGAAAATACCGCCTCCAACCAAGCCCGTTCCGGCAGCGGAACTGTTCAGGGTAGTGGGTGAAACGACTTCAAAGAAGCCGAGGTTTGATACGCGATCAATCATTTGGAGCCTGCTTTCTGTAACTGGTTAGATTTGGGAAAATCCTCGGCTTCGTCCATGAGGCTGACGGCCTTGATGAGGGAACGCACAACACGCATGTCTTCCGGCGTAATTTTGTCCGCCGGTGCCGAGCCGATGACGGCGGGAGCAGTGTACTTTGTCAGCACCTCCGGCTCATCGTCCTTGGCGCGAACCGCCTTGATGGAAGCAAAAAGGTCATTCGCTTCGTGAGGACGAACGTTCAGCACGCTGCCCGTATAAAGCAACACGCCGCGCCCATCGCGCGTCACGACCGTATCGGCGATGATGCGCACCTTGACGGCCTTAACCTTGGGGTCGTCAGCATTGAGAATTGTAAGCATAATTTTCCTTTAGACGAGTGAGTTGGTGGAATAGCAGAACGAGCCGGGGTGCCGAATTCCGATGTCTGTGAAGTTGAAGATGACGATTCGGATTTCCTGTTGCGTGGCTAAGGTGTAGGGATCGACGATGACCTGCCAGCCTTCCCAATCGGCAATAACCAGGTCTTCCCAATTTCCGAAAACGCTCTTGTTGCCGTTCAGAGCCGTGTTGAGCTGGTTGGTGGCAAGCGCCCGGTAGCCGTTAATCGTTCCTTCGCCCTCCGAGGATTTGGAGGCATCAATCGGCGCTTCCCAAATGTAAATCGGGAAGGCTGAAGACGAAATCTTCGGAGTCTGCTTGAGAATGCCCCTGCCTTGAGCGGAGACGATATAAGCGAGAGCGCCAAAATCCGCATTGGCAGCGGCCACGGTGGTTTCAAAACCAACCGCCTGCGCCCACGTGGGCGCGCCGGAAGTCCAGGATGTCGTGCCAACGCCCGTGGTATTGAAGATACCAATCGGCTGAGCGCCCCCAGACCCGGAATAAGCCGCGAGGTCTTTGGCCAGCGCAAGCTGCTTCATCAAATCCATGCGAACAAACGCCTCTGCGTCCAGGGTAGCCTGAGCGAGGAGGAGATTCGAGTAATTCGTGGTTGCGGCCAAACGGTGCGGCGTCAGCAAAAGCTGCTGCAAGGTCTGATCGCTTTCCGAGACAGCGGAAATTTCGGAAAGCCAATAAGCGGTCGAGGCAGCGGTTTGGCGCGGAATAGCAACGTTGTTGCGGAGACCTGCCATCGTGGTTGCGCCCGCATTGACCACCTGCATTTTGTTGCGGAGCAATTCAATGAGAGAAGAGCCGAGCACTTCCGTTTCCACGAATGCGCCGCCTTGCGAAAAGACGCCTGCTTGCATGTCGCGCGTCATGGCTTTGCGCTGCCAGCCTTCGCCCCGGAATTTGGAGCGAACCACGTCTTCCGGAATGCAAAATCCGAGCGGCCCTTCCAGGCCGCGACCGCTGCGCTTGAGGGCAGCTTCGCTGGCTTCCTTTTCAAGGCCGCTGAGAGAACCACGGCCCTTGTTGTCGGAAAGCTCGCGAATGGCCTTGAGGATGGAAAATTGCTGAGTCTCCCTGTCGTTCATGCCGATGATACCATCATGCATGGCGGCTGCCGGGATCGGCTTCGCGTTGGTCCGCTTTTCGATAATGATCTTGAGGAAATCATCGGCGGTCTTGGCGGGATCGGCAACGTAAGCGCGGGCTTGCTCGGCGAATTCGCCCGGGCTGTCCTTGCGCTCGTACTGCTTGGCGTATCCCAAAATGTCGGCCACGCGAAGGCGATCCTTCTTGACCGTCTCGTCAACTCGCGTCTGGATTTCTTCCGGCGTGAGTGAAATTCCATTGCCGCCCGCACCGTCTGCGGTGAGTTGGCGTGAACGAGTTTGAGTGATCATGATTTTGGGTGCCTTTCGTTTTATCGGAACTGAAATTTGGGGTTGGGTTTGTAGGTTGCGGTTCGCGCCGACAGTGTGATCCGCCGGAATTGATTCGAGGGAAACTTCAATCGGCTCCCAGCGGCACCGATAATTCGGCACGCCTTCATCGTCTTCGGGGTCGTCCTCGTCCTGATCCATGGAGTGGACTTGATAGCCAACGGAAGTTGCGCCTCGGATGCCTTCATCGACATCCTTCATGATTTCCTGGCCGCGCGTGCTGGAAGAAAAACGGACTTGGCAGCGACCGACTTTCCCGTCGAGCCGGGCGGAATCAACGACGCCAACTTGATCTTTGGGATCATGGTGCATGAGCAACGGCGCGGAGCCGGAAGCTAGTCTGCCGATAATCACGCTATCGGTCGCGTGATCCAGAATTTCATTATAAATGTCGCCAGTCTCAGTTGTGCGGCGCACGGGCGTTTCGCTGGAAAACGACATTGGAACCGTGCGCGTTTCCTTATCGACAGTTCCTTTGCGAACTTCACATTTGCGGTAAAGCGTCTGCGGAATTTTGATGCTGTCGGCTGTCATTGAGTGAACGCTAATACCTGCTGGCGGCTAGCGTCACTTGCCTAACTGTGTAAAAGTGTGAAGGATACGCCGATAATCAGCGAACGATAATACGCTGATGCCCGAACCTGGGCACGGATGGATCGGCTTGAATGACGCCGCGACTCAGCCAATTATAGACTGTCTTTCGCGAGACGCCGCGCATAAAACAAAACTCTTTGACGGAGATGGAACGCGCGTTCTCCGTGATTTTCATCTCGACTATTTTTCGCGCCGCCGCACGCGGATTTGGACTTGCGCGAATAATGCTCTCAACCTCGTGAATTATTTTTTGGGAATCGCCTTCCATGGTCATTTTTTCTTTATTCCGCGCCTGACTTTTCCAGTTCCATTGGCATGAGGAATTTCCGCAATTCCAAGCGCGTGACTCGCGGTCAATTCCGGCGTCCAAGCAATATTCGCCAAATCGATATTGCGAATGGAAGAATCAATCATCGCTCGCACGTCGTCTGCGCTTAGAAGATCGACCGGCGGCGCGGCATCCTTGGAAATATCCACGAGCGGCGGGGCTGTTTTTTTGTTCAGCAAGTCTTGTACAAGCTTCAAAATCGAATCGACTTTCTTCTCCGTTTCCAAGAGCTTTTCGTCTTCGATCCATTGCCCCGTTTCAGGATGGCGCGGTTGCTCGGCGTGTTTCGGGTTGAGGCGAGTTTCGAGAGTCTTGATGAGATTTTCCACGCGCGTTTCCAGCGCATCAAATCGCGCGTCCGATTGTTCGCCCAAACGAAGCTTGCGCCCCTTCAGTAGCGCCTGTAGTTGCTTCGTCTTCTTGAGGTCATCATCGCCGTCTTCCGACTTGTCATCATCCGGGAAATTCGGTTTTGCAGTTGATGGTTGCGCCCCAGAAAAATCAAGCCCTTGCTCTTCCTGATAATTTTTTTCGTAAACCAATTCGGACATGACATCTTCATAATCGCCTCCCTTTTGGCCAATGACATTGGAGCGCGTATCAAGGCCCGCCTCGATGGCCGTGACAGCCGCGTTGATGTCCTTAAGCGGATCGACCCAATCCCAGCGACGTGCCTTGAATTGTTTCTGATTGAGCCTCTGGAAATCTTTCGGTCGAAGCGTGATACCGAGGAAGCCGTTAAGCAAAACCCATTCGAGCCAATCCTCGAAAACTTGGTTTTTCACGTCCTGAATATAAAAGGTCTGGACTCCCTTGTAGGTCTCTCGCTCGTCGAGAAGCCCCGCTCGAATGGAAGAAAAATTGACTCCCTCAAGATCGTTTGCCAGCGACACATAAGCCACGCCGACGGACGACGCGACGGCGCGAAGCTGTTGTTTTGAGAACGCCGGAAAATTCGAGTGCGGATGTTGCGGATCATTCGGCTGATATTTCATGCCGATAGGCAAGGTCTCGTTTACGCCAGGCTCCATGTTTTCCATTGGCACCCGCTGATCGGTCTCTTGCCCGGCATAGCCTCCGTCCATCTGCCCCATTTGCGGGCGATCAGTGATATAGAAACCGCCCTTGCAAGCGGCCAACCGAGCGGCGACAAGTTCGGCCTCCTCGTAACCGCCGAGCATATTAACTCGATTCATTGCCGCAACTAGCCATGGGATGCCGCGCGATTGGCCAGGCCTCTCCGTTACATATGGATGGATAATCTCGTCTGCCTCAATTCGTATCCGCTTAAATTGCTGTTCGACTCCATAAGAAAAGTCTCCAGGGTGCTCCGTCAGCATCCAGTAGGCGATAGGACATTTCCATCCGTCAACCTCGACGCCCATGCGTACTTGGTTGCCATTGGAAAGCGTTATCGAGTCATTGTAAAAATCGTCGAGATAATCCGCCTCCATAATATCGACGGAATATTTGAATTTATTCGAGTAGCCGCGAATTTTTCTAACGAGCAGATCGCCATCGCGCACGATGGAACGCATGATAAGTTTGTCAGCCGCTATGTCCGAAAGCCTGCGCGTGACGGTATAATTCTCCGTTTTGCATTGCTCCTGCCATGCTGCCTCTATCAGTTCGCACGAGCGGGAATCAAGCTGACGAATCATCTCTTTCGTCATCGGGTCTTTCACCATGTCGTAAATTTTCATTTGCAACTTGATGCCCGTTGACGACACGACGTTATCTTCAAAAAGAGAAAGTAGCTTGCGCGTCCAATCGCTGTTACGCTCCAAATCCCGGCACCGGAACCGAAGGTTGCGAAGCGCATAGCGAAGTTCGGAATCCGCGCTCTGCGGCGAACGCCACCAATCAGAATTTAGGCGCGTGACGTTGGCACCAGAAAATCCAAAGGCCCGTTTTTGATCCTGCTCTTTGCGCCGGTCAACGACGCGCTGACGAGCCAGAGCGGTAATGTCGATGGATTCTCGCTCGCGGCTTGATCGGCCATCGGGCAGACGCTTGACTTGTGGCTTGTAGCTTGAGGCAAAATTCGGCATTAGTCGCGCTCTCCGTTATCTTTTTCGTTCAGCGCGATCCATTTATCTAGGGCTTCGCCTTGGGCCTTTTCGTAATCCTCAGTGGCCTTATCTGCGGCTGCTTGATATTTCGCAGTTATCTCCTCAACGCTTTTTTCGTCGGCATCGTTTTGCGCAATTCCCTTTTGCTTTTCCTCAGCAATGGTTTTTTTAAGCGCCAATTTCGAGTTAACCATGGCCTCTTTTAGTTCCTGCTTCATGGAGGCCAGTCTTTCTTTAACCTCTGGCTGATGATCCTTTGCGAATTTTTCGGCCTCATCGTCATTCTCAATTTGGTCGTACTGCTTTCCAAGCTCGCTGATTCGCGAATCGTTCGCGATTTCCCAGCCATCCGGCTCTTTGTGATCCTGTCCATCAACGTCATCTTGTTTTGATTGAAGATCGCTTTCTTTATCATGCGAAAGACTCCAGGTAGAAGGATTGTCTGGCTCGAAATCTTCAAGCACGGAAGAAGCCACCTCGGCCTTTGTGGCCGGGTACTCCTTATCTCCTAATTTTACGGTTTCTGTTTGTTCGCCCCATGTCGCAGGATCAGATTTATCGAAATTATCAATTCTCTCTTGCGCACTTTTTGCTGATTCAATTTCGTCATCGCTTGCGCCTAGCTCTTTCCACGAATCGGGATCGCTCTCGTCAAAATTGTCGGCGGCATCTTTCATCCCTAGCAAATGTTCTTCTAGGGTGCCATATTCTGAGCCTTCTGGCGCTGGGTTTGCGCCGCCGCCTAATACCCATGATTCCGGGTCATCTTCATCGAAATTATCCACGAAATCTTGCTCATCACTGGAAAGATTTGGTTTGATTTCCGCCGCTTCTTTCCCCTCTTTTTGTTCTTTTTCATCCTTGCCCTCGCCGCCGCTCGTCCACTCACCGTGCGCGTCTCGCGGTTCGTTTTCATCAAAGCGCAATTTCGCTCCCTCAAGAAATCCCTCTATCCTCGCCAGCTTCGTTTTGATTCGCATCTCAATCTCATTCACCATGACGGACCTCCCGGCCAAAAAGGATATGGCCCGTAAAGTCCTCCCGGTCTCGTGAATTGCGCTCTTGTCTGGCGAGCGTTGCCCAGGCCCTTCCGCGCGGCCTCGGCTTGCTCTTCTTGCTGTACGTACCCTTGATATTCCCGCCAGAGCATTTGCACTTGCATGATGCTCATCTTGGAAATCGAGCGTTGCATCATCGTGTAGTGCTCAATATTTTGCGGGAGACGGTTCGTCAAAACTTCCTGGCACGTATCGCGAATTTGTCGCACGTAAGAACGCGGATCAGCCGGATCATCCGCCGAAAGATTGGGGGCTATTGTTATCGCGCCCCAATTGATCGTCACCCGATCCGTCGTTACAGAGTTGGTAACGTAACTCTGCCATTTGTATAGCCCCGGAATCCACGTAACTGTCACAGCGGGCAGGATTTGAATCAGATGATTCTGGCCGTTTGGCGAAGGAATGACCTCCG